CCGCGGAGGTAATATTGCGCTGATGCTCAAGGGGATCCTCTAGGTGCATCATTTTCATAACTTCTTGATAAACTTCTTCTGGCAATTTGAAAAGAATCATCTCGTTGCAAGAAACACAGCCTTCAAACTTGCCTGAGTTCATTTTACCGAGTCCTTCAAAGCCCTGACCTAACTCACTGGCTTTAACTGGTTCATAACCCAACGCTACACGTTTGTCGATACTGTCATATGTGTTCGTCGTCGACAACCAACACAAATGCATTCCGGGAATTGCTTCCTTGGGAATATCTGGCAGCGCGCTGTTCTGCCATTTGTCACGGAATGCTTCGAGGCGTTCCCGTTGCGCGGAGGAAGCGCTGTCCATTTCAGCGCGTTCCCTTACTTCTTGTACACGATCGGCCAAGCGATCTTCTACGTCACGTTTGATTCGAGTATTTGTCATTTCATTTATCCTTTGTTAGCACGATCGTACGCAGCATAGGCGCGGATCATTTTGTTACGTTTCTCAACATCATCCCAAGCCCCTGCATCCTTAATCGCCGCCACTCGTTCACGGCTGAGCGTGATCTGGCCGGGCTTATTACCCGACGCCGCGGCAGTGCGGCTTGATGCTGTAGGGTTTGCTCGTCTCGTATTCCCCTTGGCCGCATAGCGGTGGGGCAGACGTGTTGACAAACGGCTATCTAGCTCTTCCCAATATTCTGGGTCTGCTGGGTCCCACCCATCGGCAGCGAGCTCGGAGTCAATTACTTTGGCAATTCGACTATCTGTATCACGTGCCTGTGGATCGTACCAAGAATTCTTTTTAAGCCAACCTGAGGCATTACGTTGAATTTCTGACGAAGCCACATTGGGCACGTTTTGTTTTGGAGCCTTTGCGGCTTCCAATTGTTGCTTCTTATAATGTTGCAGTTGCTGAAGCTTTTGCTTCGAATCTGTCAACTGCTCTAGGTACTCCACCTGAGCTGCCGCGTCATTACTGCGCGCGGCTTCCAACATTTTCATCTTGGCATACTCTACACGAGTTCCCTCGTCTTCCAATGCCTTGTCAATTTGTGCAAACTGGTATGACGCCGCGGTATTCTCCACGGCAGCCAAACGTTTGGCTAACTCTTCATTTCGGCGCTCAAGCGCGGAAATTTTGTGCTTTGAAGAGGCTTCACGTTCTTTTTGCAGCGCTTTTTTGAGGCGACGTTCTTCACGTCGAGCTTCACGGATCTTTTCACGATCGTCTTCCGTATCACCTTCTTCGTCTTCCGAATCGGCGCTAGAATCGTCGTCTTGGCTTTCTGTATCCTCGTCGTCTACAGCGCTATCTTCCGCTTTCTTCTCTTTATCATCTTCCAGAACATCGTCTGGATGGGCCCCCACGCTTGCAAGAACCGAACCGTCTTCTTGTTCCTTAATTGGAACGTTATCATCTTTTTCACTCATACTTTTTCCCAAAAGTTAATCAACAAAGGCTTTCATTTTTTGTGCTTCGGCAAACGAACGGATCTTAGAGATCACTTCGCGCGCCTGAACGGTGATAAATACCACCGGTGCACCTTCATCATCTGGTTGAATCACAAACCGATCGCCACCGTATTTAATGGTGCGTACCAAATCACCAACTTGACACCAAGGACCTTCTGGCCATGCAGTCAAATCATCAGGGCTTTTGTACGCCAAAGGTCCAATTTGGATAACCTTTGCAACTGTCTCATTAAAACGGAGCGTTTGTTTCGTTTCATCAACTAAAATTATGCCGCCCTTGCTCATAATTTTTTCGCGTCGTAGTTGAACTAATACGCGGTCACCTAAAACTTCAATACCGGGGTCTACGTTGGGGAAACATTCAGCTTCCGAGCGCAAATCGGCGTCGTCATTCTGCTTAAAATCAATCACTGTACAGTGCTCCACATGCCTTACGGCACTTTAAATATCCTCTTCGTCCTCGCTGAGGATTGCATTTATGGTATCCAATGCGTCTTGGATACCGGCTTTTTGTCCAACCAGCCTCTGGTAAGAAGCAAAATCATGGACATTAACGCCGGACGAAATAGCTAACGTTAAATCTAAATCAGCGATTTTCAAACGCTTAATAATTTCGGATACAATATCTCTCATAATATTATTAATACAAAAGGGTGGCAAATGCCGCCCTTAATGTATCAATAAAAGTTACCGCCGCCGATATCTTTCAGGTTCTTATCTGGACCAACTTTAGAAGGCTTGGTCATTTTTGCCTGAGCGGCACCAATCTTCCAATTGTTATCTCGATGCGAGCCCGCTGGACCCTTGTCGATATCCGTTTCGCCGGGGCCGCCGGCAAAACCTTGAGCGCCAGTTTGTTTGTAGGTTTGGCGGAAGCCGAGCTCGCCGCCTTGTTTTTTAGTTGCCATTATTGTCCTTCAGGGGGTTGAGGTTCGGGTTGTTGCTGGACCTGTTCCAGCTGTTGAGCATGCTGTTGGTTTGCCAATTCCATTTGCGATTGGTGTTGCGCGGCTTGTTGCGCCTGCTGTTGCACCATCGCAGCTTGTTGGTCAAAGTTCTGCTGCTCGATCGCTAGACCATGCTGTCTAATGTCCGTGTTGGCGGCGTCAATAGCCTCCATAGCCGACAAGTTTTGCTCATGTTCCAGCTGGGCTTGTTGTTGATCCATCTGAGCGCCAGCCGAGATGTATGCCACACGCTCGCGCGCAGAGTTGTTAATGTTGGCCATTGCAATATCCGTTGCATTGCGCTGGTTGTCAATGTTGGTTTGCGTCTGGTACTTAGTCTGCAACTCAGCCACTTTTTGCTGCAACTCGGCCACCTTGAGCTGGTAGTCTTGTTGCGCTTTCTGCAAATCATTTTGCATCTTGGCTTGGAATTCTTGCGACTTACGTTCGGTCTCCGCCATCTGTGTCTTCATCAGCACTTGTGCAGTCGGATCTGCGTTCATAGCAGTCTGCTGCTGTGCCTGTTGCATCTGCTGCACCTTCTGCACCAGCGCCATGATCTTGGGCATGTACGGCTGCATGACCTGCTGTGATTCATGGTCAACAATCTTCGATCCAATTGCCAGAGCTTGTTGCGATTCCCAATCCAAAGTCTTCTCTTCGTGCAGGTCCAGCACATCCTTGCCGCCGGAAGCCTTGGCCACCACGTTGCGCATAGACTGGAGATAAAACAGCATCAAGTGCTGTTTGATGTGCTCCAACGCAATCGGTGAAAAGACCGGGCCAATGACCGGGTTGCTGCCGTACACCGGGTTCTCAGCATACTCCAAGTGCACTTGCAAGTGCGCCATGTGATCTTGGTCCGGATACGCCGCGGCGTGTCGACCCATGGTCATCGCCACGTTTTCCAACGCAGGGTTAGACTCTTTCGCACCTTGTGGGTTTGGCAAGATCTCTTCAATCTCGGGAATCTTAAGCTGTTGCACAATGCGGCTGTACACAGCGCGCAAGTCAAACATGCCGGGAGGTGCCGATGTTGCCATTTGCAACAGGGCTTGGTTTTGTGCAAGACGTTGCGTCTCAGAGAAAATGTTGGGGTCCGAAACAGGTCGCACATCGCTGTTATACGCAAAGTCACGAACCTCAATCTCCGAACCAGACTGGTTGTCCATCTCTTGCAAGTACCAGTTGTTGATACGCGAGATGATTTTAAGCGACTTAGCTTGGCTGCGATGCATGCGTGCATGGATGCTGGAGAACACCTTGGCACCCTGCTCAATCAACGCCTGCGTTGTGCCCACCGGCATGTTGTTGTTGGCGTCACCAATCTTTTCTTCAGCCGTGGTGACCACACCTTTGGCCGCATCAGTCAACCAACCCAGCAAATTAAACAACACGCTGGAAGGCTGATTGAACGGCAATGGCATCGCCAACTTGCGTACGTCGTCTACACCCGGTGCACCTTCAATCTCAACCACCTGAGTCGGCTCAATACGGTCCGACTGCCCGCCGATGCGCCCGCCTTTGAGCTTGAGCATCGTTTGACTATTGCTAATGTGAGCTGCGTCAAGCAAAGCACGCAAAGCGCCAGTAAGCGCAGCACTAAGGCCGCCAATAAGATGAGGCAGACCAATAGCATAGGCCCCACGCCACGGGATGAACTTATATTCAACATACCAGTCTAGCTTTTCAAATTTATCG